CCTTAACCGCTTTAAAAAGTAGTTACCTTCAACATAATGATGTCAACAAGGTACATACGACTGCGGACTACGAAAACGAAGTTGAATATGAGGTATTGTTAAAAGACGAAAGTAGCGACTTCTTCACCAAGTTAGGCAATAAGGAATTAACGGACTTAGACTTTACCGACCTTAACCACGAGTACCGCGCAATCAATGTAGTTAACTCATTCGCCAACACGCAAGCGGACGGCTACAAATACCTTGTACCGTTTAAGGACTCGAATAACTATTACTTGCAGGAAATGAAGCCTGCTATCTACGCTAAGACCTACTTCGACCGTATCTTTGCAAGTGCGGGGTTTAGTTACACTTGGGACACGTTAACGGCTGCGCACTTCGACAAGTTAATCATTCCTTTCAATGGTGAAAAGTCATTGATTGATTATAGTACGTATTTAGTTGAAGCGGACAATGCCGTAACTTTAAGCGGACCAAACTCGACCTTTACGCAAATACTTGACGGGTGGACTGAGGTAACGGACGCGCAAACTTTATTTGACCCCACTACGGGAACTTATACACCCCCTTTCAACTTGTTAGGCGGTGACAATGTTAGTCTACAAATCACGTTCAATGCGGATGTTAATTTAGTGAACACTTCCGCAAGCACGGCGTACTATGTGGATATGACCTCTTCAATATTTAGTTATGAAAGTTTTTATGGTCCGCGTTTAATCATTGAAAAAAACGGAAACTTTTTAACTAACGTTGCTATTATTGCACCTCCAATTATTGTCAATGAAGGTGACACGCTTACGGTGGGTACAAATACAATAGGCAACTTTGATATTACGGTTACGGTTTTAATCGGCAATGCTATTTTAACGGATGCAATAAATATTTTGGGTGGTCTTGGTATTAACTTAAATACTAACTTACAATGGCTTGACGGACCTACGACTGCAGGAAACCCCGTAACGATTACGAGTGAAATAGTATTTAATAGTATAAATATTAAGCTACTCCCGTCTTCGTCAATAGTTGGTTACGGTGCGGTCATTGATATGAATAACAGCGTACCTAACAAAGTAAAGCAAGCGGATTTTATTAAGTCATTGTTTACGATGTATAACCTTTACACGGAACAAGACCCCGACGTAGCTAACAACTTGGTACTAAAACACCGTGACGATTATTACGACCAAGGCGTAGAAGTGGATTGGACTTATAAGTTAGCGAAGGACAAAGACCAAGCGTTACAATTCCTTCCTGAGTTGAGCGCGAAGAAACTTATACTCACTTATAAGAACGACAGCGACGATCCGAACAAAATATACTTTGAGGCGACTAAGGAAATTTACGGGCAGTTAGAATTTATATTCAATAGTGAATATGTAAAAGGAGTTGACACAAAAGAAATTACCTTTAGTCCTACGCCAATAGCACTAAGCACGTTTAACGCTTACTTGCCTACGCTTTCAGGACAGCCAAAAACAAACATTAGAATATTGCATGACTGCGGTGTTGGCACGTGTGACTCTTATAACATTTACAACTACGGGAACACGGGTGAAATCGGCGTGACTACCTACCCAATTTTACACCATTGGGACGACCCGATAAACCCGACCTTCGATATTTTATTCGGACATCCAGATTATATGTTTTATGGCGGTTACAACGTCACAAATAACAACTTATACAACTTATACTGGCGACGTACTGTTAATCAAATAAACGTAGGTAAGATGTTAACGGCGTACTTTGACCTACGCGAAGACGATATCCAAAAGCTAAAGCTAAACGACAAGATTAGAATAGACAATAGTTGGTGGACCATTAACAAAGTCATTGATTATAACTGCAACGCTCAAATGCTCACGAAGGTGGAGTTAATGAGTGTGGACACAGAAATAGATTTAGCACCATTTGCGAAGGGTTCGGTTACTCCAACGACTGTTGGCGACTTAGCAAGCCACACGGGCAGTATTCATTGGGACAATCAATTCACGGGTAACGTAATACCGGGCACTTCAACGAGTGCAATTTACGGACAAGGCAACGTAATACAACCGAACGTTAACGGAATAATTGTAGGTAACAATAAGATACTTGACCAAACGGGAATAGCTACCGAAAACTTGACGGCAGATGTTGCAAAAATTGCAAGTCTTGGGGTTACGGGTTCGATGGCTTTTAATGTCATTGACGCAAGTACTAACTACTATATGACAAACGACGACTATTGTGTTGTATGTACACCACCGAGCGCAATTAACGTTTACCTTCCACCCGCAGAAACAATAGGTAAGGTTGTAGTGATTAAGTCGACTGCTTACAATACGGTATTGATACCAACGTCCGCAACGATTGACGGCTCAGGGTCAAGTATAACAATTTTACCTTATGACAGTCTCACGTTAATTTGTCACGCTTCGGGCAAGTGGGTGATTATTTAACCAAAACACGAACACACTACTTTAAAGGTTATGGAAGGTCAATTCAAAATAAAGTATAAAACACGTTTTAAGCTACAGAAAGCTATCCAACAAACCATTATGCAAATCGGTTTCAATGAGAGCGGAGAAGGCACGGGAACGATGCACGACTCAATCCGTATTTCTGCGGCAAGTGGTGACTTAAATAGGCTTTACGTTACAATCAACGCTATCTATTACTATATGTTTTTGGACAAGGGTGCAAAGCTACCTAACGGCGGTGAGATTCGACCTTACTTTATTACTCAAAAAGCCATTGAGTCACCTTTAGGACAACAGTTTATTTCAGATGCTATTGGCGAATACTTGGAGTGGATGCAAAAGACTTACCCAATTTTAGACGTTGCTACGATCAATGTAACACCTGACAATATTAAGTTAGAAATTAGTTACAACTTGTTTGGTTCTACGGGTAAAAAGAATTGGGACGGTACGTACGAGTACGACAAGAATTGGTGGAACTGGTAAACTACTCTTTATTGAGTTGTAGTTCTTCAACCATCGACAGCATATTAAACACGAACACTAACGGCAAGTCCGTGACTGCGTCGATTTTGGTAAGGTCTTCGTTGGCGATGTCGTAAAGTAGTTTTTCCCACGACCACTTTGTAAACACCTTTTCTTCTTGTTCGGCTTTCAAATCTTCCGCGTCAAGTTCGACTTCTTCGTCTTGTTCGATGACTGGATTAAATAGATTTTCGTATCGTTGCTTAAAGTCGTTTGAATAGTTAACGTAATTGTTTACCGCTCCAAAGACTTCGTTTATACTTACGTCTTGAAACGTATCTTTACGGCTCATTATACTATACACGTAAGGCTCAAAAACAAGGTTGCCCCATTCGTCACGTTTCCAACGTTTGTATAATATACTAAGCAAAATCGTAAAGTTTTGGACGTTTTGACTAATATAATGTTCTAAATCTATGAACTCCCCCAACGTAAGCGCGTCCAACGGCTTCAACATAAAACCTTTCACGGCTTGTTTCGGCTTGTTAGACGGCTCACGTTTTATGAAAGACACTTTGCTAGCTATGTCAATCAACTGCTCGGGAGAAAGCTCTTCCAACTCTTCAGGGTCTGTATCTGAAAGTATGGAAACCGCTTCCAAGGTGTGCAAAAATACGCTGTTAAATTCGTTAGGGTCAATCGAATTAAGTTCGACCCATTGGTTAACCGTTACCTCGTTCCAACTCTTCGGTAGCTTCATCTACTTTCTTCTCGGTTATTTTGGTAATCTTTTGTAGGATGTCTAAGATGTACGGGAAGGCTATTTCTGCGTTTTGTTTCTTAAACAAATTAGTCTTTAGTTTAAGGTGCGCAGGTGCGTAGTGTTCAGTACGTGTTAAGTCAGTACGTTTGAATAAAATTGAAAGCGTTTGAGCGGTGAAATTGTCATCTTGACTGCGGTAAATTTTCTCAATCATCCCCAAGTCTTTAACACCTATTTGTTCATTGGCTTCGTAAGTGTATTTATCAATGACAATCTTAGTCACCTTTTCCGTACTTGGTATATCGGACTTGTTGAACTCTTTAATGTAGTTAGCGAACTCGTCAAGTTCCATGTTATCGAAAGCCTTTTCTTCAACACCTAAGTAGATAAACTTTTCAATCCATTTCTCAATAGTGTCAAGTTCGATGTTATTCTCGATTTTGTTGAGGTGGTCAAATTGCTCAACGGTTAACTCGTTTAGTTGGTTGGGTATCTCAGTCCCGAAAATTTGTATCATAAATTATTTGTTAAAAATTTTAGTATATAGTTCTTCAAGACCATAAGGGCAACCCGAATACAAATGACCTGATTTAAAAAAATATTGTATTGCTTCCTTTTCCATTTGTTTAGCCTCATTATATAAAGCGTCAACGTGTTGGTAGTTATTCGTATAAAAAGCCGAGTAACCATTTACATTTTCAAGTTCCCTAAAGAACCATTCAACGGGTGTTAATTGTTTTTCCATTGCTTAGATTTTAACCAAAGGTATAAAAATTATGTTTAAAAATTAACCAAAACTTTTTTAGTGTACTTATTAAGTCAATGGAAGGTTTACCTACTTACAAAATCACCATCGACGAAGCATACAACGACGGCACCGAACCGCTTGGAGTTGATGCCATAGCTTTCACCGCAAACCCTGCCGTATTGGTTAAGGGTGTCGCGTTTAAGTCACAAGCTAAAAGCCACTTCGCAGACGAGAAAAAGTATAGAATTACTGCGCCTGCCATGATACCAATGGACATTTACCGACGTGACGATGACATGGGGGAGTACTATGTACAATTCTCAAAAGACGAGATTGATACAATCTTTAAGGATTTCATGCTCAACTTGAACAACCGCAACTTGTTTAACCTTGAACACGAAGGCGACAAAATAGTCCCTGCGTATATTCTTGAAGCGTGGCTTGTTGACAACCCCGAAGCTGACAAGGCTAAAAGTACTTTCGGTATTTCAGTACCTGAAGGAACGCTAATGGTCACGGCTCAAATAACCGACACGGACTATTATAACAAGTTAGTCGAAGCGGGTCAAGTAGGCTTTTCAATCGAAGGATTTTTAGGTCTTAAATTAAGCAACCAAATAAAAACAAATAGTATGTTACCTGATGGCACACACACGCTCGAAGACGGTACAATGATCGTTATTAAAGACGGTGTAATTGTAGAAGTTCAAGAGCCAATGGCTGAGGAACAAGTAATGGAAGTTGAAGCGTCTACGGAAGTGGAATTAGCAGACACAACCGAAGTAACCGAAGAGACCGTAAAGGAAGAAGAGGTTGTTGAAGTTGAAGCGGCTATTGACCCAGCAGCAGATGCAGAAGCTATTTTGGCAATCGTTAGCCCTTTGTTGGAGCAGCGTATTTCTGAGGTGTTACAAGTTATCGCAGACCTAAAGAATGAATTAACTGAAACGGAGGAAGTCGCACCCGTTGAAGAAATTAAAATGACAGCGGCGCAAAAGTTTAACCAAGTAATTGACTTCTTAAAAAAATAAAGATGGCTAAAAAGTACAAATTCGATTTGACAGTAGACGCGAGCGCGTTACTTCAAGCAAACCCAAGCGAGTATTACTCGTTACTTTACGGAATGGAAAATGCGGTAACTAACTACCGTGTACTTCCGGGTATTAAAAACAAAACTAAAGTTGCAACGGTTGTATTTGACAAAGTTCTTGCAGAAGCAGGGTGTGACTTTAACGCTCAAAATGCTGATGTTAGCGCAGTAGAAATTGACGTTTGTGCGTTGACTTCACAAGCGTCTGTTTGTCAGTACGACCTTGAGCAGTCTTGGTTAGCTTTGGAAATGGCTAAAGGTTCAAATTCTGACTTTTCGGTAGCTTCTTTCATGAACTTCTTTTGGGGTCAAATGGCAAAGAAAGGACACCAAGAATTGGCGAAATTGATGTGGCAAGGTGACACAACAGGAACAGGTGCATTGGCTTTGTGTGATGGTTGGTTGAAGCGTTTGTGTACAACTGGTAACTACATTAACGGAAACGTTCCAGTTGGTGGGTTTACTTCTGCAAACATTCTTGCAAGCGGTTTTGCAGTTGCCCTTGGTTTGGCTACACCTGAAATGTTGGTTAACCCTGCAAATATGCAGTTCAAAGTTTCTCCTGACGTTGCAGCTTACTATCGTATTGCTACGGCTTCACAAAACAACGTAACAAACGTTACTGAAGGTTTGGCTTTGACTTACTTGGATATTCCAGTTGTTGTTGAGTACGGACTTCCTGCTAACTCAATCATTCTTTCTGACTACACTAACTTCATTTACGCTTTGGATATGGAAGGTGACGTTGACAACTTGCAAATCGTTGACTTCTCTAAAACTACTTTGGACCGTCGTATCGGTGCACGTGCAGATTTCAAAGCTGGTTTCTACACTGTTAATGACACGCAGATTGTTTGGGTAGGTGGTGACGCTTACTGTGCAGACTAATCAATTTATTTAGATAGTAGGGGGTTTAACCGCCCCCTTTTTTTTAACCTTAAACACTAAATAAAATGGCTTGTAGTACAATAGAAACAATTTTAAAGGGTTGTGACAACAATATCGGAGGTATTACTTCAATTTATATTAACGACATGGATAACATGACGGGAACTATAACTGAGGCTAACTGGATTATTTCTTCTTTCGGCACACTTGCAGACCCTTTCATTCCTTTCGAGTTCAGACGTAACACGGGAATGTTCACCGAAGAGGCGGCAATTGACCTTGTAAATGGTTCGTCTTTCATTACGCAAACAGTAACTTTGATGTTTCACCGACGTGAGGCGGCTAAGTCTAAAGCAATTAAAATCCTTGGTGAAGGTCAACGCGACCTTGCACTTGTTGTTGGTGACGCTAACGGTAAGTATTGGTATTTTCCTTATGCTCAATTAACTGCGGTTGCTGAAGGTTCAGGAACGGCTAAAGCGGACGGGTCTAAGTATTCAATTACGTTCGTAGCTGAAAACGAAAACTTGGCTTTTGAAGTTGCAGCAAGTGAAATTAATAACATTATTTAATAGGATTAACACAACACTAAAAACTAAGGGGGGTTCGCACTCCCCTTTTTTATTTAACCAACTTTTCAAATGGTTACTTATTAAAGTAGTATGATATACTTAGAAAAAAATTCACTCAATACTTTTGCCCTAACGCTAACGGAAAGTGCGACAATCACTGCACCTACTTGGTTGTTTAAGTTCGTGTGGGAAATGGACCAAACACTTGACCCTATTTATTGGGTTGGTGTGGATTATTCAAGTTACCCAAACCGTTATAATTTATTTTATTTAACGGAAGGCGTAGACGTGACGTTTCGCATTGGTCAGTATAGATATTGGGTTTACGAAAGTCCAGTGCCTATTGTAGTTGACCCAAACACGAATGAGTTAGGATTAACTTTGGTTGAAGAGGGGCGTATGGTTGTTGAGGGTGTATCAAATTCAATATATGAATAATGGGATTATTTGGAAAGTTTAAGAGCGACGACACGCTCAAAGTAGTTGACACGGGTTATCAATCATTTAGTACACCGTTTCTCAAAGTTCCTGAGGGTAACTTGTCATTGCCGAAAATAGACGTACGCTACACTACACAAGGCTACGTTCGCATGGGTTTTGATAACCTATATCCGCAGTATTTAAATCAGATGTACTATATGAGTCCCCTTCACGGGTCTATTGTAGACTTTAAGACTAACGCTGCAATCGGTGGGGGTTATACTTTCGACGAGTCTAAACTTACGGACATGGAAAAGGTGGTACTTTATTCGTTCGGTAAGAAAATCGGATTGAAAGGAACTATTAAAGCCATTACTAAAGACATTATTCTACACGACCGTTGCTATTTTCACGTCGAATTAAAGGCGGGTAAGGTGTTTAACGTGTACCGAGTAGCACCTGAGAAGGTAAGAATTAACCAAACCAAAACAATTTACGCAGTTAACGAAGATTGGGAGTACGGACTTCAAATAAAGACTTATTTACCTTACCACCCCGAACATAAAGACGGTTGTTATTTGTTGGCTTACGAGGGTCAAAGCGTAGGACAAGACTATTACCCACTTCCGCAGTACACGAGTGCTTTAAATTTTGCGTTTCTTTCGGGCGAATTAAGCTACCTACAAAAGTCGAACATACAAAACTCAATCTTCCCGTCGTTTGCCATGATGTTTCCAAAGAAGCCGCAAGGACCTGAAGAAATGCAGTTGATTAAAGACACGGTTAACAAGTTGAAAGGTGCGGAAAACGCAGGTAAAGCGGTTGCATTCTTTGCTAATAACAAAGAGTCCCTTCCTGATTTAGTAAACGTACCTACAAACTCAAACGACGAATTGTTTAAGGGGGTTTCTGAGTTAAACACGGAGCAAATTTGTTTTGCACATACGATTGACCCAATACTTTTAGGAGTGCGCACTACGGGTTCTTTGGGTAGCGGTTCGGACATAAAACAAGCCTACGTTATTTTTGAGAAAAATACAATTATTCCATTGCGTGAAACGGTAGCCGATGTATTTAACCAACTTCTAAAAGTTGTAGGAATAAATACACACATTGAAATTACTAACTACCAAATTGTCAACGAAACAATCACAGCCGTTGAAGACGAAGGTAAGGCGGTAATTAACGCACTTAACGCAATGAACCCAACACTCGCTGCAAAGGTTCTTGAAACTATGACACCTAACGAAATACGAGCAATGGCTGCCTTACCTCCATTGAGCGAAAATAACACACCGACATTATGATTTATTTCGTAACTGAAAACTACCTAAAGGTAAACACACCTATAACCGCGAATGTTGACGTGACGGACGTTTTCCCGTACGTTAAGCCCGCAAGTGATATGCGAGTCCAAGCAATACTCGGAAGTTACTTCTACGCGTATCTATTGGGTGCGTATAACGCTCAAACTTTAAACAACGACGAAGAAACACTTGTCGAAAAAATACAGCCAGTTGTAGCGTGGAGGGCAGCAGAACAAGCCGCCTTCGGACTAACTTACCAACTTAAAAACAAAGGTATTCAAACGCAGTTCGGTGACTACTCAAGTAACGTGAGTCAAGGTGAAACTGCATTCGTTATGGACCACTACGGGCAAATGGCTGCTTTCTACGAGAAAAGATTAACTAACTATTTGCTTACCAATAAAGCATTATTCCCTGAGTTTACGAGTGACTTAAACACGGACTCAGATATCAAACCCGTAGGTGGATGTGGCAATAGAGGTGACTACGATAACACAATGATGGTTATTTAATGGCAGACCAAGAAATAAATATAAAGCTAAACGGTATTTCACAAATCCGTGCGGAACTTAAAGCCTTAAAAGGGGAGTTAGCTAACGCAACAGACCCTAAACAAATGGCTGCACTTGCCGAACAAGCGGGTGAACTTTCCGATAAACTGAAAGACGCCAACGAACGGGCGGCAATATTCGCTTCGGGTTCGCGCTTCGAACAAACTTCAAACGCCTTCGGGTTAATGAAGTCTCAGTTAATGGACATGGACTTTGAAGGCGCGAGTGAGTCGGCTAAATTGTTCGCTGGAAACCTTGGGAAAATAGATAGTAAAACTATTTCGAGTTCACTTAAAGGACTTGGTTCTACTTTGGCTACGGTTGGAGGTGCGTTTCTTAAGTTGGGAGCGCAGATTTTAATCAATCCGATTTTCTTAATTGCCGCGGCGGTTGCTGCTATTGTAGCAGGTCTTTATATGTTAGCGGATAGGCTCGGTTTTGTGACTAAGTTTATCGACTTTTTAACCCAAGCATTCAAACCATTGATTGACATGGTCAAGTGGTTTTTGGATTTAATGGGTTTAACGTCTTTTGCTGCGGATGAGGCACTTGCCAAAACGACAAAGGCACTTGAAGAAGAAAAAGAAAAGCGTCAAGAAGTACTTGGTGTAATGGACCAAAAGATAGCCTTGTTGGATGCCGAAGGGAAAAGCACTTTAGCGTTAAGAATTGAACGTAATAAATACCTTCAAGAAGAAATCAATAACAACTTAAAGTTATTGGAAGTGATGGATAACAACTTTTTGAACCAAACGTCACTATACAAAGAAACGGTTAAAGAAAATAAAGCCAAGGCGCAAGAAATCAAAGTCGAAGAAGTCAAACTCAATCAAGAAGTAATTAACGAAGGGCAAAAGGCAGCGGACGCACAAAAGCAATTTTTAGCGGATAGGTTAGCAGCGACACGTTTAGTTCAAGACGTTACCCTTGGCTTAATGCAGGACGGTGTTGAAAAGGAACTTAAGGCAAACGAATATAAATACCAAAGACTTCGTGAGGATCTTGCTAAAAACGAAAAGCTAAATAAAGACGAACGCGCAAAACTCAACGCCTTATACACTCAAGAAGCCGAACAAACAGCCGCCGCAATAAATAAAAAATACGTTGATGCCGAAACGAAAAAACAAGCAGAACTTTCAAAGGTTATTAAAGACGCTCAACTATTAAGAGCGCAGGAAGAAGAAGATTTCTTTGCACTATACGATCAAAACACACGTAGTCAACAGCAATTAGAAATTGACGCGGTTCGTGAAAAATACTTCAATCTAATTGAGCAAGCTAAACAATACGGCTTAGACGTTCAAGAACTTGAAAAGCAACAAGCGGAAGCAATAGACAAAATACAAGCGGACGCACGAGCGAAAAAAGAAGCCGAAGAAAAAGCAGAATTTGAGCGAAGAGTAAAGATAGCCGAAGATTATGCAGGCTCAGTAAATAACCTTGCGGAAACTGTTTTCACCGTAGCCAATAGGTTCGGAAAACAAGACGAAGCGAGTAAGGAAAAGCGGGCAAAAAGACAGTTTCAAGTCGCTAAAGCGTTACAATTAAGTATGGCAATCATGGACGGGTTTAAGGCTGTTACCACGTCCTTAGCTTCGTCGCCAGTTGCTATTGGTCCAGTACCCAATCCTGCGGGTATTGCTTCATTAGCTTTTGCAATTACCACTTCATTGGCTAACGTTGCTAAAATTGCTTCGACTCAGTACGGAAGTACGGGCGGTGGCGGTGGTGGTGGTGGTACTCCACCCTCAACTGGTGGGACTCCCGACGCTGCAACGGGTGGGACTCCTTCTTTTGCCCTTTTCGGACAAGGTAATAACATGAATACAACGAGCGCACCAACGGACAAAGAAACAAATCTAACGGTTAAAGCGGTGGTTGTTGAAAGTGACGTAACAAGTACACAAAACAAGGTTAAAAAGATGCAGGAAAACGCTACACTATGACAAGCTATATAACACTACTTTCAAAAATAGAGCAGTTTTGTAACGCTCACTTGCAAATCAAAAAGTACGGGGGTGAGTTTCGTGAACAGATGCCGAACTTTTCTACTAAAGATGAGAAGTACCCGGTTGTTTTCGTTGAGCCTTTGAGCGACTTGGAGGACTTAAACACGAACCAATTTTCGATTAACGTTTATTGCGTTGACATTATACAAAAAGACCGCGCCAATCTAAACACTATTTTAAGCGACTGCCAACTTATTCTAAAGGATATGTATGTTTATTATATAAACGACATGGATGCGCAGTTAGATGTAGTGGGAACGGCTACAATGACACCGTTAAATAACTACGATTTAGATTACGTCGCTGGGTGGGTAATGGGTATTACTTTCGAGGTTTCTACTTATGGACCTTGTGAAATACCAATGAACCCAATAACGCCCGTTGAGGTTGAATGTTTACCAGCTAACTACTTGGTCGAATACGAAAACGGAACTGACATACAAAGCGGAACAATACCAAGCGGTGGAAGTTTAACAATTCAAGTACCCGACCCTGCGGTTTGTGAACCTGCAATTGCTCAACTTGTAAACACGAACGACTTACTTTTATTAACCGAGTCAATTGATTGCGGAACAACCGAACAAATAATTGCACCCGACGGTATAGTCCACCTGAAAAAAGAAAACGACGGTACAATAACAAACGTAACTACACCAAGCGGTGAAACAACTCTTTATGTAGTACAAAACAATGACATCACGGTTAACCAAGCGAACCCGTTTGAGATACACGCAACCGACCCGTTAAACATTCGCCTACATAACCAAAGCGGTAACGACATAACACCTCAATCGGTAGTTTACCAAGGCAACTCAAACCACGTTACAATCACGGTTGACACGGCTTCATTTGTACCCGTTGGTGCTACTATACCAAAGACGGGACAAACGACCTCATACGCTACGGGTGACGATGGCGCAACGCAACGCGGACGGCTTACTAACTTCACGACTTTAGCGTCTAATAATCCTTTCGGAAACACGAACCGATTTACAAGTAAGACGGGAACTCAGACCTACACAAACTCGGTTGCTATTGATTGGACTACATACAACGGGACTACGGTTTTAGCTTACTATTTCGGTGATGCAACTACACGACCGTGGACTACTCAACTAACTCAATACACCTCAAGTACTATTGACGGCTTAACGGGTTGGGACTTGTTTAACATTAACGAAGCGGTTAATATAATGAACTTTAGTTTTCCGGGTGGGTTCGTGTACAATTACGCACCTTTCAATTTAACTCGTCGTTATATGTTCGTCAGTACAAACCAAACGGGCACAACGGGAATAAGCACCGAGACCGCAGGACCAAACCCGTTTACAACGGTTGCAAAGTCTTCGTCTTTATGGGGTATATGGGTGCGAGTTTGCACAGTTTCAGGCACTACAATTTCTTAAATATGACTTATCAATTTCCTTTTTTTGAGAATACGATCAGCAACCCTGAAATAACGGTTGTATATATTACCGACGACTTAAGACTAAACGCTTGTCGCGTGGACGTGTTACTTTCAACTCCCGAACAGGATTACGGTGTAAACTTAGACGGGTTTACTTACGTTTCGACCTTCACAAAAGATGAGGTTATTGAGTGGACGTTTAACGAACTTACTAAGTACGAAATATGAAGTATTTAATTACGTTACTTGTCGCGGTTTATTCGTTCTTTGCGCCTATTCAGGTTATCTTATTAGTCATTGGGTTGGCTATTTTTTTAGATACGTTTGTAGCGGTCCGTTTGACTACTGAAAAGTTTAGCAGTCGTCGCCTTCGTCAGGGGTTAGTAGGTAAAATGATAACGTACCAAAGTGCGGTTATATTATTTTTCCTTATTGATTACGCAATGGTTAACGACATGGTTAAAACCGTCTTTTCGGTGGATTATACTTTGACTAAATTAGTCGGGTTATTCCTTGCCAGTATTGAAGTGGTAAGTATAGACGAGAAAATCAGAGTAAAATACGGAAACGACAAAGGTTTCATTGCACGGTTTAAGTCGTTTATTAAAAAAGCCAAGGCAATCAAAGACAGTTTTTAATATGCTTTTGCGTATAATTCTCACAAAATAAACACTTATATATGTTTTTGCGTATAATTTTAATACTTTGCTTAACGTCTTGCTCGGTTAATTACCACCTCAACAAAGCAATTAAGAAAGGCTACCGATGCGACACAATTACGGACACAATCCGAGTAGTTAAAGTAGACAGTTTCTTAGTCAAAACTACCGACACGGTATATTGGGAGAAATTTTATAGCTCACATGATACTATTATAAAGCTCAAAGTTTCCTACATACCAAAAACACGCTACGAAATTAGATTTGATTATAGGCGTTTTAACGACTCTTTACGCACGGTTCGACAAATGTATAAGGACAGCCTGAGAAATGTGCTTAAAACGCGTGAAAATGACTTAAAAAAGGAACGTATAAGGGAAAAACGTTCGCCACTAAACCAAGTAAAGAACTATTTACTCATTTCGTCGTTTATTCTCTTCCTTATTTTAATGTTTATTCTCTTACGCAAATTCTTATTTTAGCAAAAAAACGATATGAATATAGAAACCTACATTAAATTTATTAAGAAATGGGAAGGCGGTCTTTCAGGTGACCCGTCCGACTCCTGCTCTTCGATGTACTGCCCGACTTTATTTAAGGGTAAAATGTACCACACTAACATGGGTATTTGTTACTCAACTTGGGTAGGTATGTTTGGGACTACTAACGACGAGCGGTTCTTAAATATGAACTCAGAAGACTGGTTTAAGATATTTAAAAAAGGCTATTGGGACAAGTGCAAAGGTGACGAGTTTAGGTGCTTTTCCATTGGCGTAATTGTTACGGGTATGGCTTGGGGTTCGGGTCAACGACAAGCTATTAAAACATTACAACAAGCTTTAAATAATTTAGGTAAAAACGTAGCCATTGACGGTAAAATCGGACCAATGACTTTGAAGGCTGCCAATGAACTTCATGACCGTATATTATTCGACGAGTTAATTAGACTTCGTGAGGCTTTCTTTATTGCCATCAGCAAACCCGGAAGTAAAAACTACAAATTTCGCAAAGGTTGGTTAAATAGACTTAGTGATTATTACGATACCTTTCGACCATGACAAGAAAACGACTATTTTTCGACATTGAAACCTCGCCAAATATAGTTACAAGTTGGAGGATAGGGTATAACCTTAATATAAGCCATGACAATATAGTAAAGGAACGTGCTATTATTTGCGTTTGTTGGAAGTGGGAAGGTGAAGACGAAGTTCACGCTTTGACGTGGGACAAAAAACAAGATGACAAGACCCTATTAAAAAAGTTCATTCAAGAACTCAACAAAGCCGACGAAATAATAGGTCACAACGGCGACCGCTTCGATATTAAATGGCTTCGTACAAGGTGTATTTATCATGACATTGATATGTTTCCTACCTACCGAACTATTGACACGCTTAAATACGCTAAAAGTGGCTTTTATTTTAATAGTAATAGACTTGACTACATAGGTAAATATTTAGGCGTTGGCGGTAAGGTGGACACTGGAGGCTTCGACACGTGGAAAAAAATCATTTTCGACAAAGACCCTGAAGCTTTAAGCCACATGGTTGATTATTGTAAAAACGACGTAGTGATTTTAGAAAAAGTATTCGATAAATTACGCCCTTACTCAAAACACAAAGTAAACTATTCTACTTTGCGAGGTGGCGAACGTTGGGAATGTCCTAACTGCGGAACCCCTAACATACGTTTAAGCAAGACCTATACAACTTCGGCAGGTACAATCATGCACTCGTTACAATGTAAAGACGGATGCCGTTCTGCGTACTCAGTAAACAATAAAGTGTACATGGACTGGTTGCAATATAAAATGATAAACAATATTTAGTATCTTCGCACCTACTTCTTTTTCATGTTAGGTTTAGAACGGGGCTTTCTTTCGAGTTAGCCCTGTTTTTTTTAAGGTTATTACCTTACCACACCGCCATCTTCGTAAGGCTATACCCTTATTTTAGTCCTATTCAGTCACACATTTAGGTTAATTTTGTGACAAAACGCAAATTCCTAAAAAGTTTTTTTCACGCTAAAACCCGCACTACCATTGACTTTCAGAAAAAACCTTAAATTATTTTGTTAAAAAAATGTGCAGAACTATTGTGTATT